CCAGAGGTATCAAAAGCTGTTGATGATAGAACAGCAAACAGAAATGTGGCAGTGGTACAACAGGCATTAACCGAAAAGAAGAAAGCAGACAATGAGAAGGCGGCTGCGGTGGAGTTGAAACAAAGTATAGATACATTAAATACCACTACCCATGAGGGTTCTACTATGGTTGCCGGTTCAATACAGATTAACACAAACAACAACGTACCACTAAATATTCCAGAAGTGTCTGAAGAGAATAGCATGGCATTCATGGGTGATATGTTAGGAGGATTTCCATAATGCCAACAGGTACATTTGAACAATACCCACCAGAAGGGGTTCACGGAAAAGGGTTTAATGACAGCCCAGATACTCTTTGGTTATGGATACAACCAAAAAAGTTGATTGAATCTCAAGTATTCCATACACGAGGCAAAAATGCGGTAACAGCCGATTACGCACCTGAGCCAGCATACAAGTTATTGATGCCCACAACTTACTCCACTTCACAGAATCATGAATGGGATAAGTTTGAGTCCGTTGGTGTTAAGTTCAATGAGCTTGCAACCGAAGTGACTCATGCAACACACAACATAACCAGTCTTCATGCGTCCTCAGCTAAGGCAGATGCGCCCTTGTTCTACAAAGATTCGGCTCGTAGAGAGTGGACATTTGAGTTTCAGTTCATTGTCCATTCGAATGCATACACAGATGTTTGGTTGCCCATTCAGAGGTTCCTTCAAATGTCTGCCCCAAAGAGTACGGGGGAGTTGTTTGGAGTGTTTGATGTTGGTATTGAGATACCATATCTGTTTGGTCTACAGACGCGCACGGGCGCGGGTGTGAATGTTCCTGTGTTGTCGGTACCAGAGGTATGCATTACATCTGTACAACCAAAATACGAACAACCATACATTGGCGGCTATCCATCCAAGGCTGAGTTGACGATAACATTCAAGGACATGAATACACTTTATAAGGATTCATATCGTGACGGAAGTAACGTTGAAGATGCCACTATAATTATCAAAGAGAACGGTGTTCCAATTGGACCGAGTAGAGGTTTATAAATGGCAATCAGAAAAGATGATGAATTCACACGAAGACTACCACAAACATCCATGCTCAGGATGTATAATATCCTAGTGGATAATAATGGGGATAGGTTTGTCAATATAATGAGAACATATCAAACAAACCCAGAACTACTAAGACAGGATATCTATGAGATATACACGGTTGAGGAAGATGATTGGTGGGATACCATATCAGCCAAGGTGTATGAAACGCCCTATTTGTGGTGGGTGCTACCTGTTATTAACAACATAGCAAACCCATTCGAATCACTGACAGTGGGCGAAGAGATTAAGATTATGCGCTATGCATATATCCCACAAATATTCGATGATTTGTCGGTGATTGAGGACTTATAATGGGTGGACAACAAAGACAAGTACTTGGGGTAAAGATGTACACGGAGAACGGTGATTATATTATCGGAAACGATGCAATAGATACCCTGTACTTTATTGAAGACATATACAACACTTCCGTTGTCGGGTTGATAAAGTTTCTTGATACTACAGGAATGCTTGAATTTGGTCCTATACTTGGAAATGAGAGGTTTGAAATTAAATTCGGTAATACTGACAATGATGATAACTACAAAGTCATTAATCTGTATGGATATAAGATTAAGAGCATTGTTCCCACAACCAACACACCAACATCATCATCAGGGAACTTCATTGAAATGGTTCTGGTTGATGCCACGTTTCCACAGTTTCATAACAGGCAATGGAGCAAGGCATGGACAGATGAGTATATCCACACCATTGTAGAAGATATTGTTAACTCGCATGTGGACAAAGAGGTAGTATTATTCCAAGACTATAAGAAAAAGCAAAGTAAATATGATACCGTTGATACAAGTAAGAGCGTACAGTTCAAGACTATTGAAAACACAACCGAGAAGCTGGAACAGTTTGATACACATCTGAAGACCCCCGCTGAAGGTATTCAATGGCTAATTGAACGCTGTAGTAGTGCTCAACATGGTCAGGCAGGTCATTTATTGTATCAATTCAATGACCCTGACTCAGAAGGATTCAAATTCAACTTTGTGTCGTTGGAATCATTACTAAGACAGACAAAGTTGATGGAACCTGAAGGTGATAGATTTTTATACGTGTTTGCTGATAGGAACGAGAACTATGTGAACACGATACAAGACCACAAGGTTTCTCAGGTTGATTATGGAACACTTAGAACCCTTGCGGGTGCAACTTATCGCGGATATGATATACGCAGAAAGAAGTTGTTGCGTAGAGATTTTACATATCAAGACGCGGTTGACAGATTCACCATACTTGGAAAGAAGACCCTGTTCCCCGATGGCATAACACCAGACCACCACATGACAAAGGTTGAGAGTTTTTCTGATGAAAGCATGATAGACAATCTCTGGTACAGTAGATGGATTAAACAGTACTGCTTACAACAGACGGTATCCATTACCGTTGGTGGCAATGAGAAGCGACACGCAGGTGGTATGATTAAAATTGAGTGGGGAAGTACTGACAGGGTTAAAGGAATCATAAACAAAGAGATGGATGGAAAATATCTCGTGAAATCTGTTACTCATTATTTCAACAAAGCCGTACAACCATTTTATTCACAAAAGTTAGTGTGTATTAAGAATGGATATAAGGACTCCGACAGTGAATCCTTAACAAAATCCGTGAACAGGAACATATAATGATTAAGCAGAGTATTGATAATATCCTACCAAAAAGAACAACACTGACCGGCATTTATCGTGGGGTTATAGAGGACAATAATGACCCAGAAAAACTTGGTAGATGTAAGATTCGAATTTGGGGTGTTCATGATGAACTGAAAAATGAGAGTGAGACAGAGGGCATTCCGACAAACAAGTTACCTTGGTCTGAACCGTGCCTTGGACTCGTAGAAGGCTCTGTAAGCGGTGCGGGTGCGTGGGCAGTACCCTTGCAGGGTTCGCATGTCTTTCTCTTCTTTGAGGGTGGAAATTGGGAGTCTCCGAGGTATTTTGCTACTGTTCCAGCACTGCCGGTAGACGCTCCCGACACGTCCAAGGGATTTAATGACCCTGCTGGCGAATATCCAAGGTCAGATAGGTTGGGTGAACCAGATTGGCATAGGCTTGCTCGTGGGGAAACAGAGGGAACGATAGTTCCCTTTAAGGACGCCAACAAGGACGAAGAGGTTAAAATAGCCTTGACAGGTCCGACATACGAAACTTGGGATGAGCCTGATTCTGCTTATGCCGCCGAGTACCCAAATAACATTGTCTTGGCTACACATAGAGGAATAACAATAGAACTTGACAATACTGTGGGCGCGGAGCGTGTGCACATATGGCACCCATCCAATACGTACATCGAAATTGACGTAGACGGGAATGTGGTGTTCAAGAGCGAGAATGACCGTTTCGAAATCACCAAGGGTGACAGAAAAACACATGTCATGAAGGATGATATAGAGACAGTTGATGTTGATAGGAATACTCTGATTGGCGGTGACCAGAACGTAGAAGTTGGGGGTAACGTCAATCGTGATATAGGTACCAAATTAACCGAGAACGTTGGTTCCGATTGGAAGATTGATGTGGTTGGCAACATATCAATATCAGCCGGTGGAACAGTTAGTATAACAGCCGGTGAAGCGATTAATATAACAGCGGGTCAGAACGTCACCGTTATCGGTGAAAACATTGACCTTAATCCATAAGGAGAGTTGATGCCGGGTATATGTAGAGCGAATATTGATTCAGCAGGTGGTATATTAATAAACACACAAACCACAGTCTTTGCTAATGGTGCGTTTGTTATTGTTCACGCTGACCCCGTAGCCAATCACGGTAGCTCACCACACAATAGCGCAACAATGATAGCGGCAAGTAACAATGTTTTTATAGGCGGCAAGGCGGTATGTAATGCTGGGGATTTAGCGACATGTGGACATGCCGCGACAGGCTCAGTTGATGTATTCGTAGGAGGTTGATATGGCACTAGAGTTACCCAAACAAATAACAGACATAGCTTCTGGCGCAGATAAAGATATGGCGGGTACGCTAAATCAAGTCAGAAACGGTGTAGCCGTACAGACTGTCGTGCTCCAACTTGTAGAGCAGGATTTACAAAACTTAAAGGTTCTACAGGACACCACAGGACTACCAGACGTTCCAGATGTACTGACAATACAGGGTCAGGCTGCAAACATACAGGGGTTGGTCGATGTACAACTACAGACACTTGATAGTCTACCCGGTGGAGCATGTCTACGTGGTGCCTTAAATGCAGTGGTAAGTGTGGCGAATGATGGATATGGTTTTATTAGTGAACAAATATATTCACTGGTTGATTTGGCTGGTGTACCAGCAGATGTTATGAACATATCTGGACTCTACTCACAGGTGCGTGAGCTAACCGCAAGCCTTAAACTGGATGAATATGTTGCGGGTGCGCTGGGAACACTTGGTTGTTTGGAGGATGACACACAAGCTTCTGCGGAACTAGCATCTCTTATGAACACATTGGGTATGAATTCCAGTGGACAGGTTACAGATGAGGATTTTCAGGCATCCATGATGAGTGATTTGGCTATACGGGCTGATGCTATTGGGATAAATCCAGCATACATTACAGGAATGAGCGATTCAATGGGGGAGATGAGCAAGATGGCTGATGGATATGCAGGTCAAGCGAAAGATGCTTCCAAGTCAACCATTGATGATGCAAAACAAGCAATAAAGGATAGTGTGTCCAAGATACCAACTCCACCTAGCATTTTTTGATAAATATTATAGAGGTTTGATATGGCAATTATAAAGACATGGAAAGACGTAGATAATTACTTGGGGAAGAAGAATAACGGTGACGTGGTTGACATGATTGGGTTTGATGCGATAAACAATTCATTGACCAATATTTTCACCACATTTCAGGGTTCTCGTAGGATGCTTCCCAGTTTTGCGCTGCCAATTTATAGGATGTTGTTCGAGCAGATTGATGCCCAAACTTCGGGCATTCTTGCCGACTTAATTCTCCAAGCTGTGAGGATATGGGAACCACGTATTATCGTAACGGGTATTACCGTGGACGCAAGACCGGATGAGAATACATATATAGTCACACTTAATTACACGGTTGTGGGAAATTCAAGAGAACAAATACAAACATTTGAGTCAGTATTGAGGGTTGTATAATGAGCGATAAACAATTAATTCCAAGTTATGTAGATGCGGATTTTGACACAATAAAGGCGAGACTGAAAACTCTTCTATCAAAGGTTGATAATTTTCAGGACTATGACTTTGAGGGTGCCAACATAACACTCCTTATGGAGCTTAATGCTTATGTTGGAGACTTACAGACATTCTTCACCAACAGATTAGCACAGAACATTCATACCGAAACAGCAGACCAATATGAGGTTGTTCATTCTCTCGTTAGACAACAGGGATATGAGCCTACTGGGTATATCGGTTCTGAGTTGACCCTGACGATAACAGTAAATCGTGTGGAAACCGATACCAATATTAATTTCTTTGAGATTGATGACCAACTACACATTCCGATGGGATTTAGGATAGATACTGGTCTGATAAACGATGACAGCGAACCAATTTACTACACCGTCACCGAGGCATTTACATATGACTGTACTGAGGCTGACGTTGTGGCTGGATTTTGTACATTTGACATCATACCACGACAAGGTGACCCTATCCAACAGATATTGGAGTTTACCGGTGAGGACATTGTTGCTAATCAGATTGTTCTGCCATTCAAGAACTGGGATATGGGCACATATCCATATGAGAGTGGTGTTCCATCCATCGTGGTTACGGTTGGGGAAAACGAGATTGTATGGGAGCGTATATCAGATTTCTTTGATGAGATTTCTGGTTTAAGAGAAGTTGACAATGCGTACATGCTTCAGTTTGACAAGTATGAAAGATACATCTTAGCATTCTCATTAACAAGAAATGTACCAACCCTTGACGATACAATAAAAGTATATGTCATTGAAACACTGGGTGCCGATGGCGTGGTTGCTATCAACACATATGACACATTAAATGGCGTGGGAACAAAGCCTGTATCCAGTACGATTTTGGGAGTTCAGGATATCCCCTTTATTGAGAATATAACGCAGACGGTTACGGTTCCCGATACTCAATATGACTTGATTAACACTCAACCGTCTGCCGGTGGTGCTAACCCTCAGTCACTTGATGAACTGAAGTTGGCGGGTAAATCTGCCGCACATAGACAATATCGAAATGTAACAAAATATGATTACATAGGCACACTAGAGGCTCGTTCTGATGTAACCGTGGCTAATGCTTGGGGTGAACAGGAACAGAACCCTGACACGATGATTACGACCAATTATAATAGAGCATATCTATCACTAATTCCCACTGAATGGGATAACGATAACGATAGTAATATAAGCCTGTTCAACACTCCTGTGGGTGGTACTTTTGCCAACGATTATGTTGACAAATCTCTGGATTTCCCATTGGCATATAACACTACATGGACAGACCAGATTCTTGAATACATTGAGCCATATAAGATGCTCAGTATATGGGAAGAGTTTATTTTGCCAGAGTTGGTGTACTTTAAGTTGGATATTGGGCTAACTGTAAAAAGAACTTACAATTTTACCACAATCCAGCAGACTGTCAAGAACAAATTAATCTGGTATTTCTCCGCAGTGAATAGAGAGTTTGGGGATGAAATCGACTTTCGTGAGATAACTAAATATGTTCTGGATTCAAACAACGTGTCTCCCGATGATGATTTTGCTGCCGTAAGGGGCATTAACAGTTTGGTTATCCGTGACATATTAACATATCGCTACATGGAAGAACAAGATGTTACAACCACCCCCATTGTCGCTTCTGGAACGGGATTAATCGTTGACTACACACATGAGGGCGGTGTTCTGACTACAATAACGGTTGGAACTACCGGGGGAACCCTCTATGTGATTGGTGATACCATTTCTGTAGATGCCGTCAACAGTGGTACAGGTTTACAGGTTTCCACATCTGCTTCTGCTGGTGTTATAACATCCATTGATTCTATTTTTATACCGGGTTCTGGATATAATGTTGGTGATGTTCTCCGTATTCTTGTTCCAAATGCAAGCGGAGATGCCACATTACGTGTTGATGCTGTTAATGGTACTGGTGGGGTTACCGCAGTATCCCTCATATTTGGTGGAACAAGCGGTTATGTCTCATGGGCAACAGCACAAGCAAGTGAAGGCGATGCCGTGATTACGGTAACCGAGGTTACTGATGGTACCGGTGCGGTTATCTCAGTAGAAATTACAGATGGTGGTACTGGCTACGCATACACAGGCACTTCTCTTGAAG